TTTAATTTTACAGCGCATATCCCATACACTGTCGCGCTAAAATAGCTATTTCGGTAACTACCTATTAAGTAAACATTTCCAGAAGAATCAACAAGAACTCTTGGATCAGAAAAATAATAAGTAGTAAATGATATTTGTTTGGCCCAAACATTGGTGCCAGAAGAATCATATTTAGCTATGTACCACGTCTGTACACTAGAATTATTGTATGTGCAATCATAATAATTGCCATTAGAGTCAAATACAGCGTTACCACTTACTTGTCTATAAGCAAGGTACGCTCCAGCACTTGCTGATGTGCCAGAAGCATTTATTAAACTAGTTTGATCACCAGAAGTTTGGGAATAAGCAAAAAGAATATTACTTGAATTTACTTGTACAGAACGCGCATTATCACCTACTGAAGGTGTACTAAACCATGTATTAGCAGTTCCTCCAACACCAAACCCAAACCCCTGAGCAGACGCAGCACCCCTTGTTCCGAGCAAAGGCATTGTTGTTACCCCTTAAGCAAACTTGGTTTGTGAAGCAAATACGGTGAACGTAGCCGATCCTGTTTTAACAATCGTATAAGCATAAATATCAATTGAGCTTGCATTACCCGAAGTTGGCGCTGTGCCGCCCTGCCATTTTGGTGTAACCGAAGCACCGTCTACCTGCACTGCGCTGTTGTAGTAAGCTGTGGAACCTTGGGTTACAAGGAAAGCTACTGTCAATGACTGCCCTGTGGACATTAAAGTATTTAAAGATGTACCGCTTGACCCTCGAAAGTTGACCGTCCAGTTAGCCGATGCGTTGCTGGTGTAATACAGAACCGACTGCGTTGTTACGTCGTAGTTAATGGTCCCCGTTGCTGCCGTAGCTGAAACCGTACAGACCTCTGCCGTATTAGTAAGCACCGCAGCTATAGCGCTTGATGAACCAGAAAATGTTTGTGTTGCAGTGAATGTCGTGGCTGTCGCAGGTGCTACATAAGTGCCAAACGATAACGTGCCAGATCCATTGGTTTGTAATACTTGCCCACTAGACCCATCCACAGAAGGTAGTGTAAAGGTGAGATTGGAAGCTAGCGTATCAGGAGCTTTAAGAGCAACATAGTTGCTACCGTTGTCCGTGTCTTCTGGTAAGCGTATTTCTGCCCCTGCTGTAGCGTTGCCTACAACAGCTAACGGAGTGGCAAGTGATGTCGCTACCCCAACAGAAACAAAATCTGAGCCGTTCCATGCACATAAAACCGTAGTTCCGTTTGCAATCGTAACGCCTGTTGTTGGTGTTGTCGGTCCGCCGCGAAGAACAACGCTTTGTCCGCCCGTAGTTGCGTTAATAACTACATACAACTTACTTTGTTTGGGTGCATTTATGTTACGAGTTACTGTCCTAGACCCTGAGCAATTCAAGATCATGTACTGAGCTGTTGTAGAGGTAACGTTTGTACCCGACGCATTACCTTCCGTTGTTGCTAGATTAACGTCAGCATCACTTGAAAGACTTAACGATCCAGCAATCGCAATATCAAGATATTCGGTTAACCCGTTGTTGGTGATGTCCCCCCAAACCCCAGACTCCGTGCCTGTTACAGGAAGCGGTAAATCCAAAAGGGTAGTGCGGTTAACTGTCATGATTTACTCCGTTTCAACCAATTGCCAATCTGCATTTTGTGAGTTATCAATACCGCCCCAGTTAGCTGTCTGTGAGTTATCAATAAGCTCCCACAAAAGTCCGCCTAACAATAAATCAACAACAATAGCGGCTTCAAACACTGTTACATTGTAGCTGCCTCCAGCTATTGCATTATCATTTATTGATGCTACTTCTGCAACAACGCCACTAAGATCGACCGTAACCGATACGGCATCTGTGCCAAGGGAAGATTCATCAACCAAAGCAAAAAGGGTAATGCCACCAAGAATGCTATCTGCGCCCGTAGCCGACTCTTGAATACTGTCTGAATAAATTTGGTTGGCAATAGTTGAATCAGCACCTGATGCTGTTTCATTAATTTGAGATTGCGCCGCCCCACCCCAAACGCCACTGCCCCAAGGTCCAGATCCCCAAGCTGCTCCACTTAAAAACTCGGTGTCTGCTGTGTCTTGCGCCGTTGATGTTTCTGTTATCGAGCTATCGTATGAAACATTTATTGAAACGGTATCTACGCCAAGTGCCGTTTCATTAATGCCAGCTGTAAATGTATAAGTTGCCGTGGTTTGATCTGTGCCTGTTGCGGCCTCTACAACCTGTACAAGAAAAGTTGTTATTGCACTTATCGCATCAACGCCAATAGCCGATTCAGAAATTGTGCCTTGCGGCGCTAATGTTGCGCTTGTTTCATCCGCGCCTGTTGCTGCCTCTGCGAGAGCAGTGTTTACTGTGAGATTTACGTTTGTTACGTCTGTTCCCGTGGCTGTTTCTGCAATGTTTGTACTTGCGGTTAGATTTGCAAACGGTGTATCAGTACCTGTAGCCGTTTCTTGGGTCTGCGTGTTTAACGTTGCGTTTGACGTTATTTGATCTGTGCCTGTTGCCGTTTCCGCAGCAACAAAATTAAAAATATATTCAGATGTTACGGTCTCAGACGCCGTTGCTGTTTCTGTTGTAGCAGTGTTAAACGTAGCACTTGAGCTTATGGCATCTGTGCCAGTAGCTGTTTCAGCTACTACTGCCAAAGCAGTAAGGGTTGTACTTAACGAGTCAGTTGCGGTGGCAGTTTCAACTACTGCCGATTGATAGGCTAAATCAGAACTAATTGCATCAGTTGCGGTGGCAGTTTCGCTAACTGAACCATCAATACTTGGCGTTACTGAGCCTGCGGTACTCGCATAAGGTGTTTGAGCGTATGCGCTAAAGCCGTACATATCATGTCAAATTTGAAATTTGATCGGTTGTTACGCTTGCGATTTGATCGGTTTCTAGGATCTGCTCAGTTGCCAGAACTTGTATTGTTTCTTGTTGCGGCCACGCACCTTCTACCCAGCTTCGTGTATCGTGCTGCCAATTCCATTGATAGCCTTCACGGTCTTGTGGCTTAGGGTCACGGATGACCCATTCCCAGTTTAGCCATACAAGTTCCTTGCCTTCAGGGCAGTCTGGCGCATCAGGCACTTGTACCCATCCCTCTGTGCCGTCAGTCTCAGGCTTGGGAATACTTCCGTTTTTACTGTATAGCATGTTTGATTCCTATTGCCGAGGGAATGGCGCTGGCCGTGATCGTGAAGCTCGCATAGAGGACTGCCGATGCGGGCGTGTTCCCACCCACTCGTTGATCGTGAGACCGAAAACGGTCGTTGCTGTGGCTACGGCAACTGCTGGAGCCGCCTTGGCGGCTTCACCGGCGATGTCTACTTTATGTTCTGGGGTCATAAACCACCTCACGTTACACGGCTCCAGGCTATCATGTTAACTACTACGGGCTCACTTCCACCCAGCTTGTTGTTGCTTCATCCCAGTTATAAATCTTTCCGTCCTGCGGCATCGGCACAGGCGCATCCCAGAGGCAGGTGTATTCGTTCAGTATCCACGATGGATAGGGCTTAGGTGGGATGAAAGCGTCTCTCTGAGGATCGTAGGTGTAACCGATTGCAGGGAAATTCATCCTTAATGAACCATCTTCAGCGCACCTTAGCCATTGCCCGCCATGCTCTCTATATAACCAATCCCCATCTTTTGTATCTACTAAGTACGTCACCTGATTGACGATGCCGTCTTTCACTCGTGCATACCACGACATATTAAAATCCTTACGCTGTAAAGGTTCCAGCAGTTGTAAATGTGTGATAAGTGTATCCACCAGACGATGTCACAGTACCCCCGGAACCTCTTTGAGGTCCGACGTAACGAATTATTACCACTCCTTGAACGCCGTTATTAGCCCCCGATGCACCACCATTTCCATAAGATCCTCTTAAAGTGTTTGATGAATCGCCGGGAGTAGAACCAGATCCTGCTGTTAGCGTTGCAGATGCAACAAACGTCTGGTTGAAATATCCAGAACCGCCGCCCCCAGCAGATCCGGGGTTATTGTTGGAACCAGCGCCGCCCCCAAAATAACCACCGCCACCGCCACCGCTACCACCGCCGTCACCTTGAGAACCAGAGGAGCCGCCCTGCAAAGCAGATCCAGTACCCGACACTGAAGTCCCGCCAGCAGACTGAGTCCCACCACCACCGCCAGCATCAGCGCCATTTCCTCCTGCAATACCATTTGCGCCGCCACCAGCACCGCCAAGAGCACCTTCATAGGCCGCGCCGCCACCGCCGCCAGCAATCAACCGCGCATTGGCTTGAGATGAGGAGGTGATAAAAATTCCAGAATAGCCACCGCCGTTGCCGCCATAACCGAGGCTTCCGCAAAGACCGCCGCCGCCAACTGCCGCTGTACCAGATCCTGCATTTGCGGCACGACTTCCCCCGCCGCCACCAACCACCACTGCATAGGATGTAGAGGGAATAACATTCATTAGCCCATTGGCTGCACCACCACCGCCACCGCTACCACCGCTACCACCGCCACCACCACCCCACGCAAACATTTCCACTACATAATCTAAGGTACTAATAGCAAAAGCATCTGTCCCAACCCAGCCTTGCGTTGAATCAACATAAGTTAATGTCACAGCGCCCCTATTTGTAATTAAAAGAGTATTGTTAGTTGCACCGTTTATCTTTAACCCATTTCTAGCAACCGTGACATTGTTTATATTCCATGTCCCTGCGTAATCAACTAACTGAACCTGATCTCCAGCACTAGCACTCGCTGGAAGCGTCACCGTAATCGCTGCTGAGGTTGTGTTGACGGGATAAGCATTGCCAGCAGAGGCTGTGAAGTTCCCTGTCTGGACGGATTGCCACGTTAGACCGCCACCGCCTCCGCCACTAGCAGAAATAGTTGTGGTTCCGTTTCCTGGGGTCAGTGTTATGTTTGACCCTGCCGTTAAACCATAAACTGAACGCCCTGCTGGATAAGTTACAAAAACGTTTTTAGTTCCTGCACCAAAATTAACGGCGCTTCCAGAATTACTGGATGAGAGAATAGTGTCTCTTGATAACGTTGTGCCGGAAGAAGTGTAAGTTCCTATACCAACTTCCCAGTTGGACCCGGACTGGTCTGCAATAGTGTAAAAAGTATTGTTGCCGTTACCTACAGCAGCAAATGATTGAAACCCTGTAACTGCACCAGCTAAAGTTATTGTTCCTGTGCCGGTGCTAGTTGTAGTTTCTTGTACTCGGTCCGCGACAACAAAAGCCATTACGCTGACAAACTAAATTGGTACGTTACTTGAAGAACATCTCCGCTAACCACCGAACGATCTCCACCAGTAAAGTCAGAAGCAGAAAATAACGTACCTGTTGTGCCACCTTTAGTATCGTCACTTGTTAAAAAAGCACCGCCAACAGTTGTTGTACCGTTAATATTGAATGATGCTTTACTTGCTGTGTTTGTCACAACTGAAGGATTAGCTGTGGTTGCAGCAGCAAACGTAGCCGCAGGACGCGTTGCATTACTGTACGTTGTGTTCTCCGTCCAGCCAGCATGTGACGACATGGTATCGCCTGCGGCGGGGGTATTAGATGCACCTGCGCCATAAAGACCGATATACCAAGAAGTAATTCTTGAAGTAGCGCCATCAAGCGATGTGCCAGCCATGTATTGGAGGCCAACATTGACCACAAGATTTTTAGACTCAGCAACCCATTTAAGATTGCCATCTTTGTCGTAACATTCAAAAAAATACTTACCCATTGCACGAGCAAATTCTTCTTGTGCGGGACGGGCAATTAATCCACTTGATACGACATCTTTTGTCTTTGCTTGTTCCATTATGAAATCCTCAAAACAGACTCGGTTGCGCCCATAGGCGGGAAAGTTATGGTCAAATTTTGACCGGTTTTTGTTACCGTAGAACCGAAGTTTAAAACACAAACTGCACGATTACCGTTAGTAGAATTGTAAATCAACGCCCCTGCGCACGTAAGAGTAACGTTTGAAAAAGTGGCATCTTCAAACGACCAATACCCTGTTGTTCCTGACGTAGTTGGCGTGATGTTTGTGAGTGCAATTCCTCCAGCGGAATAGTTGGTTCCACTGGATTCACCTGACGTTGTGTACACAGTTGTTTCGGGACCAAGATTAGCGCTGGCTGTGTAAAGGGCAAGTTTAAAAACATTTCCTGTCCCCGTCGTAAAGTTATGCAAAGCTTGGGCAACTTCCGCCTTAAAGCTTGTGCACATGGTTTGGTAGATTGCCATATTAAGTTACCGTTTGCCGGTATTGTCCTGACCGATAAGCATCCTGCCTATCCATACCATCTCCAAGGCGCTTAGCAAGTGCTAAGGCTTCACTGTACTTTTCTTCAACTTTTGCCATAAGATCTTGCTCGGCTTTGATAAACATATAGCCTTCACGCAAAGCACCGTACAAAAGTACAGAATCAAAGTTATCCCCAAGCCATGTCTGCCCGTCTGAGGCTACTGTAATGGACTCTGGATAATAGTAATAATGAAGTTCTACAGAATACGAAAGATCCGGTGTTGGACCTAATATAAATGAAAGTTCATCAGAAACCGTAGCGCCAGATACATAAGGACCAAAAATAGCGTAATGCCTTGGGCGTCCTGTGTTTCCTGTCCCTGTAGGAACAGGGTAAGCCTCACGAATAAAATTAACGTCTTTATTTAACAAGTAGTAATACCGCCCCGTACTGTCAATAATTGCCATACTGTACGGAGCAAGAAAATCAGAAGGACACTGTAAATACCTGTTACCCGAAGTGCATGTTCCTGTTACATTTTTACGAATTGATGGAAATTGAACGGAATTAAAAATACGTTGCTCAGCTTGTTTAACAAATGTAGCAAGCTGTTCGTCCGACGTAAATGTCGTAACTGAATCAGAAAAGGTAATCGTTGGGAAGTCGTTTTCAACGTACCCGCGAATCGCCTTTTTTAATTCCGTGTAGTTCACGCCATTGGTCCCCTAGACATAAAACCTTTAGTAGCTGCCCCAGCCCCACGCATTTTGATACCAGAGGTTTTAACAGGCTTGTCTAACTTGTTTGTGTAAGTACCAACGCTCATAGCGACCGTGTTTGAGTCACTATGGTCAGGCCCACTTCCGGGGTTAGCTTCAACCTTAGTTTTCTGCCCCTTCATCGTGTGTGGCTCAGCGTAGACTGATGCAGGGCCGACTTCTTTACCGCCTTTTTTCATGCTGTAGCTAGCCATTACCGCATCCCCTGATT